ATTAATTCATGGGCAAAACTTCTACAAATATCTTTAGGATGTCTATTAGTAATATATAATACTATGGTTTCGTCTGAAGGGCTATAATATGCAGTTTTTCCAAAAATTCCTTTATTATAATTATCTATATCATCCTTAAGAATGACTTTTGGAGCAGAATTTATATTAAATTTATTTTTAGCTGCTTTATATACTTCACCTAATGCTTCCTTTAAATCCATTATATCATGTCTGGTTCTGGTTCAGTTTCTTCGGGTTCATCTTCATTGGGTTCCATAGCAGTATCATCTGCTGTCCCTGCTGGTGAAGTAGTAGTACCACCTCCTGTTGTTCCTCCAAAGTCTCCTCCATCTGCAGGTTCATCGTTATCTTGTTTACCAAAATTAGGAGGTAAATCAGCAGTAAGTAAATTACTAAGAGCTCCTAATGCCAATGATTTTTCTTCTCTAGATAATAAATCATATTCCTTACCATTTATTTTAACTCTAAAATTATTTTCCTGATTACCAGCATATATTATATCAAAAGATTGGGCATTATGTAAAAAAATTCTATATGAGGGAGGAATAGAATTAATAGCTTTAATATTATTTACATAACGTTTTAAAGGACGCATTTGTAATATATTATTCATTACATCCAATAATTCTACGGGAACAGGATATGATTTTTGTTCATGTAGGGATTGAATTTCTTTACGAATATATTTTCTTAATACTTTCATTAGTATAGATAAATTAAAACATCATTACTACCTGCTGCTACTTTAAATCTTAAAATAGGACCTTCTATAGAATGACCTGATTGGAATGTTATATTTCCTCCTTCGGATAAATTACTTAAAATCCCTGTGGCAGCGGGTTCAGATGGTAATCCATAAACTAAGTGTGATACAGAAGCACTAGTAGTTCCTAATGCCTGTATTTTAGCTATACTTCCTGTAAATAAATCTCCGGCTGAAGCTGTAATTGCTGATCTGATTGGTAAGGGCATAATTATTTATTTTTTAAAATTATTTTTATATTTTTTCATTTGTTCTTTTAAATCTGTATTTTTACGAGATGATATATAATCTCTAAGTAAAGTAGATTTATTTTCTTCATTTATTGCTATATCTATTTGAGGTTTTTTAAGTTCAAAATCTAAATATTCTTTAGCACTTTTTAAATAATCTCTTGCTTTAGTTACTTTAGCTTGCCACCAAGCAGGAAAATCAACTTCACCAGGACCATCAAATTGATCCACCATTCTATATAGGGCCATTGAATTTTTACCTATATTATATAAATCACCTTTTATCATATGTGGTTCATTATCCTGATGACCTAAATCTAAATCACCTTTTTCCATATGACCTTCTTTATTTAATTTTTTATCCATATTTTCTTCAAATTTAGTAAATCGCGTTCTATTTGGATTTGGTAAAGCTGGTTCTTTTCTATAATGATTACCCTCTCCACCATATACATTTTTCATTAAGTAATTATCCATTTCGGCTTCATCATCAACAAATGGTCTAGGAGAAGGAATATTATTACCATCTGTGCTATTTCCCCCACTAGCTCCTGTACCTGTATATTCTTTAAGTTGATTATCCATTAATAAATATCATTAATTTTCATTAGTTAATTTTTCTTTAATTTCTTTTCTAGCTTTTTCGGAAGCTTCTATAATATCTTTAGTGATTTTTTCTTTATCAATTCCTCCTACCCATCTTTCTATTTCTCCCTGTTCCGAAATATAACTATTATTTGATTGGTTTGCTAGATCAAGAAAATAATTTTCCATTTCATTTACTTGAGTTAAATGGTTTTTTAAAATCAATTGTTTTTTATAATTTTCATATTTTCCTTCTATTCTTAATTTATGTTCAAATTCTACTACACAATTAAAACACATTTTATGAATTTTATAATTAGGTTTATCTAACTGTCCTTTCATTACCTTACCACATTTAGGACAACATAAAGGTATATTTATTTCTTTTTTTATTGCATCTAATTTAGATATGGTTTGTTTAATACCATCTTTAATAGTCCATGTTTTGTTATTTTCTTTCCAAACATCACCTTCTTTATACTCAATTCTTTTTTTCTTATAACCTACTTGCGTTTCAGATGAAGCACCAGTTTTACCCATAATTAAATTACGGGCTCTATCTACATCTTTACGCTTAAATTCTTTTTTTAACATAACTTTTTTATTAACTTACATCCATATAATCACCATATTCTGCATCAATACCTTGTCCTTTAAGAGCAGTAGCAATTTTATCTAAAGATTCTTCATCATATCCAGGTAACATTATTATATTTATTCCTTGGGATTTTAAAAATTTATTTGCATCATCTATTGATCTTAATACATTTCTTTCACCTTTAAGATTAGGTTCACTATATACATAAAATCCATAAAATTTACCAAAATCTGTATAAAGCATATTTAAACTTTTAACATCAAATTTTATGTCTTCCGGTCTATCAAATTCTTTTAATTCATTTACATTAGTAGTAGTTTTTAATGTTTTAGCTAAATTAAGGGCTTTAAGAAATTTTTTATTTTTTTCACTTGGATTTTCCATTTTCTTTATCCGTGAAATAGCTTGATTAATTTTAGATAATGGAATTTTTTCTCCATCTTTAATTTTTAATCTTTTTCTAACAGTACCTTGTTTTAAATTACCTCTTTTTTTACCTTTAGCAGCCATTTTTTCGTAAGTGTCACCTTCACCAAATAATTCTTTATCAGTAAGTTGTCTGCCTAATGCTTTTTCAAATGCATTAATCATATTTACTTCAGTAGAAGCATTTCGTTTAAGTTGTTTAAGAACTCTTACTAATTCTTTTTCAGAAAAATCATAACCAACTTTGGCTTCCGCTAAATTTTTAATTTCTTTTCTACTAAAATTTTTAATTTTCTCTTTCATATTACGTTTTTTGATAATATTAGTTGCAATAGCATAAGCAGCAGATTCACCTTCTCCCTTACCGTATTGTTTTTTAGTAGTTCGTTTTAAATCTTTAGCTAATTTATCTCTAGCTGTTAATTCTCTTTTTGATAATTTACGTTCATTCATTTTAAAAATCGGAAGCCATACCTCCTAATATAAATTTACCCGTTATTTTAAATGGAACCTTAGATATTTTTTCGTCTCTAATTACTACACCTTCATGGTTTTCAACTGAACCCATTGGTGAATCTAATACTTTAAGTACTTCATCTCCTAATTTTTCAGTTGCTAAGTAAGTAACAAATCCATCTACTGCTTTTTTTCTATCATTTTCATTTTCAAATAAACCATCTACATTTTCACCATTTAATATGGCTAAGTAAACTTGTTTTGAAACTGCACCTACTTTTTTTCTATTTATAGTACTACTATCTTTTTGGTAGCCTATATTCATAAATATAAAATCATTTACAGGGATGGATTTAACACTATCTAACCATTGTCCCAATGATTTAGTATCTGAACCTTCACTAGATTCAACTGTATATGATTTTGATAAAGCAGCATTAAAATTAGGTTTTTTCTTTAATTCAGTAGGTACTGAACCATAAACTTCAAATCCTCTTTTTTTAGCTATTGGAGCTAAGTTATCTAATAATGATTTTAAAGCACCTCTATCATAACTTACTTCACTAGAAACACGTTTAGTTAAAGGACCTCTGGCACCTTGTACCTCTTTATTTTCTATTTTATTTAAACCGTGTATAGCTATAAAATTAGATTTATAATTTTGTACATTAGTTTTACCACTAACATATTCCATATTAAATAATATATTAGGATTATTAAGTGCACCTAATTTTTCTAAATCACCTTGTATTTTAGGTAATGCTTCATTAAACATATCTAATACTTCACCACCTACTTTAACCATTCCATGACCATCACCAAATCTAGCTAGTAAATCATTTTTAGTAATACCTTTAATATCAAGTGGTTTTTTAGAACCCCTATCCATTACAAACTGTTTTTTACCATCTAAATCTACTAAACGAATAGATGAATTAACACCATCTATTTTTACAGAACCTGGATTATTTTGTAATGAATCAGCAGCTTTTTCAAATATGTTTTTTAAATCTCTACCTGAATTTACATTAGATAAATTAAATGGATGAGCCATATGTCCTGCTGCACCTCCTTCTGTTAATAGTATTTCATTAATAATATCTTTCCACCAATTTTTGGAAAATAAAGATTCTTTTTTCATTCTTTGTGTTTTTCGTTTAGATGCTTCTTTACGTTTTTTAATATATTCAAAAGCAGATCTTAAACGTTTTTTTACTGCTGGATCTTTTGCTCTACCTATAGCTGCTCTTACTCTTTGATGAATTAAATTAATAATTTGGGATTGGCGTTTATGAGATTTAGATTTAAATGATTTTTTACTTAAAGTATCTACTATATCCTGTCTTGTAGAGAATTTAACTTTAACTGTATCCCTAGGATTTTCATCAGTATATAATCTTCTACCTGATCCCTTAGGCTTTTTACCTGTTCCTACTTTAGGATCACCTTCTTTTATATTTTGTTTTGAACGTCTAACCATACTCCATTGTGGTACTTTTTCTCCCTTATATTCACCATCCATCTGAAAATTTCTAACACTATATTTTTTACCTGTTTTTAAATCTTCTAAACTTAATTTATATCTATTAACTCCTTCTCTTGAATTTTTAAGAACTTTTAATATTAAAGATTTTTCTAATTTTTTACCTCCTAAAGGAAATCCTTTTGGGGCTCTAATCACATCACCTGGTAAAACTTGTCCTTTATAATTTTTAAGTTTTACTCCTATTTCTTCTAAATATCCTAACTTAGTAGCTTTATCAGGATCCCTAGTAAAAACATCACTTGCTCTATATCTAGTATATTGGACTTCTTTTGCTTTGTATGGAGGGAAATTTTCATACATTTTTCTTTTTAAAGTACCTTTTAAATAACTAGGTACTTTCATATATTGATCACCTTGTTTTTTAAGATCTTTTTTTAATCTTTTAAGATTTTTAGTATGTTTTTTCTTTTCGGGTTCTGTCATAGTGCCCATCATCATTTCATTTTTACGGGTAACTATATTCCAAGCATCCCTTTTATCCATATCAGTCATATGATCAGGTAATGCACTAAAGAAAAAAGTATCTTGATCATTTCTTATATAACCCCTCATTTCAGTACCTGATACTCCTCCTGCTTGAGGTGGTACTAATACTGTTTGAAAATTAATATTTTTAGGGTCTGCAAATTTACCTATATTTTTAAAACGTGCATCACTAATGTCTTTTTCACCCATTCCTAAATAGACAGTGGATCCTTCGGGTGCTTGTTTTTCTACAAAATCATACACGTCACTTACGGGAGAATTTGATGTAGATGCTTGTACTAATATTTTATCTGAAAGGGGATCTGGATCTGAATCTTTATATAAATTCCATAATTGAAGAGACATTTCTCTGGTTACACCATCACGTTCTCTTGCTCCTACTTTTACAACTACCCTATCAGCATCTGTATTAGAAGCTAACCATTTAGCGGCATTATAATGTCCGGCATGGGGAGGTTTAAATCCTCCAGGTAATAGAGCAAATTTAGCCATTAACTATAGTTTTTATAATAAATATGGAAAGTTATGATAAGGCTAATTTTTTCCTTATAAGTGAAGAATTTGTAAGTTCTTCTGCATTGTATAATAATTTAAGAAATTTTTCAAATCCTAACTCACTTGGGTCCTTATCTCCAATCTCTATAAAAAATACTCTTTTACCATAACTCATTAATTTTTTAGCATGTTCAAGGGCATCTTTTAAAGCATCACTATCTAAAGCTAAATATACTTTTTTACAATTAGATGTTAATATTTTTTTCATTAAGGTAGAAGATATTTTTTTACCAAATAAAGGTATGGCATTTCTTTTTATTGCCATTGCATCAAATGCACCTTCACATAAAATAATGGGTAAATCCCAATTTATATAAAGATCAAAACCAATTATGTCCTTTGTAGCAGGAGCTAATTTATGTTTAATATATGCGTTTTTATCAAATGATCTTCCAACATAATAATTTATACTACCATTACTGTCATATGATGGTATTACTACCATATTTTTTAAATCACCTGCTTCAGAATATTGTATATTGTATTTAACTATATCTTGCTCTGTAATACCTCTACCCTTAAGATAGTGTAAGGCATGTTTTGATAATACTGCTGATGAAGATAAGATAGGAATAATACCTTCTGGTAACTGTAATAAGTTAGGATTTTGTTTAGATTGGTTTCTTTTTTTAAAATTATATTCTAAATCTAATGTTTTTAGATTATCAAATATTTTAGGTGGAGCATCTACAATTTTTAATAATTTAAATGCTCTATGACCTTTAAAATTACAAACCCAACACTGAAATTTTTGTGTAGATAAATTTACTGTGAGTTTTTTCTTATGATGTTTACAAGATGGACAATGAAATACAGCTTCATCTCCTCCTCTAGCTGATTTACTGGGACCTAAAATAGATTCTAAAAGTTGTTTAAGTAGATCTTCCTTCATATGAGGAATATACAAAAAATAATTAACTATGCAAAATCTTTATCGAAAAATTTACCAAGAATATTATCATTTAAATATTCACCTTTTTCAAGCACACTAAGTGCAAACTGGTGTTTACACTCTAGGTAGGTTAAATGTTTTTTATCTGTTGCTATGTCTATAATTTCACGTTTTAGTGTCCAATCAAAACCTTTTTTTATATATTCTTTAATAATATGATGTGAACCGTAATACGTTTTCCAATCACTTTCTTTTAAAACACGTTTATACAAAGGTGGACGACCTTTACCTTCCCATAAAGCTTTTTCTTTTTTACCTAATTTTTTCTTTAAATTATACATTAAAGATTTTTTACCAATATATTTTTTACCAGTAGGTGTGTGGGTTGTTTGATAAATAAAACCAAATGTATTTGATGGTAAATCTGAGATTTCATTAATCTCTTTACCTTTATATAACCATTTCATAAAAACTATTTTTTAAGTGTCAAATCTAACTACATAAGTAGTATCTGCTTCATCAGTCATACGTATTGCTTGTCCTAACTTACCTACAACTAATAATTCTCCATTATCATTATATAATCCAATTGTAGTAACATAAGGTTTAAAGTTAGAACCCGTAGCAAAATTAGCTAAATCTTCGGAGTCTTTAGACTTAATTTTACGAGCTGATGGATTTAGTGTTACATCAAATTCATGTTGTTCAGCCATGCATTGATATTCATTTTCATAAATTAAATGAGTACCTTTATAAGTTAATGTAAAATTTTGATTTCCTATCCCAGGATTTAAATATTTTTGATAGTTAGGTTTAGTAATAGCTACTAAACCATTATTATAAAATACATTTCCCACATAG